ATCACCGAACAATAAAGAACAATTTAAATGCCCTGAACTTGTCGCTAATGTGTCACCTGATAATCTGAATGAATATGCTAAGTTAGATGTCATAATTCTTACGTTAGCAACAACACCTACTTCAGCAGGATTCTCCAAAGCTCTTTCTGAACTTGTGGGAGAAAACCAACCTTTGAAGCCTGAACTAGTTGTAAGCTGATACGCTGTTGTAGGATTAGTAATTAACTTAAAATATCCGTCTCTGCATGGCGGTACATCTTTTTCGTTTAATACACTGACAGCATGTTGAATAGTTTTAATAGTCATTGCTGAACCTGCTAAACTTGTAACATTAGCTGACTGTCCTACTCTAGTTTTATTGTGATACATCGGAAATCTATCACCATTTGCTGATCTGTCATGTGACCATACTTTCGCTGTTACACCAGTAGAGTTAAGAGTTCCACCATCTGTGGCTAAGTTGTTCATATTAACAGAAGAAGCATTTGCTACGTCCGCTACCGCCATACCAATATCGTTACGGATCATAACGTCTAATGATTTAACTGCTTGATCTTGAGCTTTTCTTGACGCTTGTTCTAATGCGTCTCCGATTGCTGTTAATGCTACTTGCTTAGATATTTGAACATAGCTTGATCTTTCGTGTAGATTAGCTGTGATAACTTGAGCTGATAAATAGCTTTGAGTTGACGAAAATTCGTCTGAATCATCAGAAAACAACGGATTAATCTTGTTGTATCGTGTGAATTGAATAATATTACCAGTACCTTGTGGAATTGGCTTTTTGTATGGTGCGTTAGAATACCATACGGCCTTTTTATCAAAGTCTTGTAAGATTTGCAATTCATAATATGTATTTACAGCGTTAATCAATGACGCTTGTGTGGTTTGTTGGTCTGCCATTATTTTATCCTTTTGACTGTCTCACTATATCGTTAATCCTGCATTTACCTTTACCCACTCCCTAAACTCTTTAGGTGTATTGGGTTGAGGCTTACCCTTCCAACTGTTGCTATTATTATTTGTTGAACTAGTTTGTGGGGAATTGGCTTTAACTTTTCTAGCTAAGACATTATTTTTTTTTTGAATTTGGTTTGAGCTAGAGTTTTGATTTTTAATTTTAGCGTAAATTTCTTTTTTGACTGCTTGTATCCATCCCTTCTTGTTAATTGTTGAATTTTGACCATATTGATCAATTCTTTTTTGCAATTCACCTTGAAATGCAGGAAGTAACTCAGGGTTTAACTCCATAAGATTTTCCTCAATTATTCGATAAGCATTGTCATTTTCTCTAAAATTATTTTCTAATTCTTGCTCAGTTTGTTTTATTTCTTGGTTTTTCAAACGCTGGTATTCCTCTTGTGCAAGTGACTTAATAGCCTCAACATCCGAAGGGTCATAATTAGAATATTTATCTTCTATATCTTCCTTTTCTTTCTCTCTATTAAACTGTTGTGTTAATTGTGTTAATTCTTCAACTTGCTTTTTGAGAGTGTTGATATTGTTTTCTTGCTGAGATATTTTTTTTGTTCCATTTTCGATAATATTTATCAATTCATCATTTGATTTACCATCAAAAAATTTGTTTGTCTGAGGTTTAACTTCTTCATCGCTTTGAATTGTTTCTTCATCGCTTTGAATTGTTTCTTCATCGCTTTGAATTGTTTCCTCAGTTTCTAGCGTTTGATCTGATTCCTCTACAACATCATCAGAAGCTACAGGCTGTTCATCTGCCTTTTGGATTCCGTTAGATTGATTTATAAAATTAGCTAACTCTTCCATCTTCTGTTGATTACTTGTACTTAAATCATTTTGAATGTTGTCATTTTCCATTTTAATTTCTATGCTCCATATTTAATATTATTTTTAGTATTAGTTAGAAAATCATCGCTAAAATCTTTCATTAAGTCCTTGTATGCCTTAATGACATCACTGTTTTGAAGAATTATTTTTAATTTATTTTCGGCTACATCTATAGGTAACGTATTAGTCATATTTAACTTTTTAGCTATTGTAGCCCTGCTCTCTTTCATTCCATTAGAAAAACCGTGCCTGTCAATTAACTGCGTAATGTACAAACCATCTATTTTTTTTCCGTTGAAAATGTAGTAAGCGTTACTAATATGCTCAATAGTCACATCAAAAAAACGTGCTGTAGAAACTTTACATTTATTTGAATGATTACTTTGAAAAATTAAATCTGTGTACAAAGCCTCATCAAACTTTACGCTTATTTCTTCTTTTTTCTTTTTCTTTGGACGTTTTTTTTCTTCTTTTATTTCTTCGTTTGAAGATTCCGTCAATATTTCATTTTCATTTTTCATGTTTTCACCTTATTTTTTCTGTTCAAAAACAGTTTTTATTTTCTTCAATGTTTGCCTTGCTGTTGCTAATTTAATAACTTCAATATAGTTATTTTCATTACACATCAGTAAGTGATTATCCATAGTCTCGTGTAGTATCATCAATTCATTGTCAATTATTGCTATGACCTCATCCGAACTATAAACATCTCTTAAATTGTTACGCAATCTTCTGTCCTGTTGCTTTTTCTAGAGCTACTTCGTTGGCATCTTTAATCATGTCACTCTCAAGTTTTATTTTTGTTTTTTCTTTTTCCATGTCTAATTCTTCTATCATTCTTTCTTTTCTATCAAATTTTTGTGCTTGTAATGCTTTTAACTGTTGTTCTTGCATTTGTTTTTCTGCTTCCATTACTGTTTCTTCGTCCAGGAATATATCTTTGCCGTCATCTTTAATGCCAAAACTAGATAACAGTTTTTCCCCTGCAACTTTCCAATCTAATCGTTTTGCTAAGGGTGGAACACTTTGAGCATAATTTAAAAAGTTCATGTATCCGTTTTGATGTGCTATTTCATTAGATAACTCTAAATTACCCAATACTTTAATATTGAAGGTAAAATATAATTGTTTCATGTCCAGTGCCTTCGTTATCCCTTTTGAATTGAGTTCTTCTTCTGTATAAATGGTTAATAAATCATCTACTGTTTTAAACGTAATATTTCTTTCATAGAGCATTTCGATAAAGGGCTTTAAAACTTCGTTTGTCTGAAGCATTATTAGCTCATTAAGTGGCATATCATTCTGAGCTATTATTGATAACGTAGCCCCTTTAGTTTGTGGGATTTTCGATCTGTCGCTTGTCCCTTCTTGCACTGGCGATAAACTAAATAATTGGTCTATATCTCGTTGTATAACCGCACTATCATTTAAGTTTACGTTAGCAAGTGATGGGTTAATAATAGACGTTATCCCATCCGATCCAATGCCTTCAATAATTCCGTTAGGTCGCCATTGATAATCCCAGTTTATATTCTTAGATTTATCTATATATGTCATTGGAAAAATTGATTGAGTGTTAGCGTCTCTTGATTGCGATCTACAAGCATTTAATTCTCTTAGTAAGTCTAATCCAGCTATTACGTTGCTAACACCATAAAAACAGTTAGGGATAGGCTCATATTTACCTGAAATGAACGGTCTAGGGTATCGCTTATGAATGTAAGGGCTTTCTTCTAATTGTATAACAACAAATCCATTAGCTATAGTACATATTACCTCTTTTTCTACGCCATCAATAATATATTTACCGTAACATTCATCGATCTGTACTAGACCACTTTTTGTAGTTTCTTTCATTAATTTATCAATCTTGCTTTTTTGTCTTCGTGTAAATCCTAACAATTCAATATAAGATTGTTGTTCTGCTGAATAACCATCATCGTTAGTAATAATTAAATCAAGATTATGATACTTTCCCTCTTCTTCTTCTTTCTCTTCGTAACCTGAAATTTCACCTGTATCAGGGTCGATAAGCTCATAAGTATTAGTCACTTTTCTTTTTTCTAATTTTTTTAAATCTTCGTATCTAATCGCGGTAGAATGAATATTAGCTAATGAATTTTGCAAGTTGTACTGATTAACATCAGTGTAAAACTCAGTTAATAGAATAGGCTCAAAATAAGTATCGTCTTTAATAACTATTTCATCTTCTGTATTTTCATCATCAGGGAAAAAGTCCACTATGCTAGTTTCGTACACCTGTGGTATTTTAGCGATTGCCGTACCTTGAATAATACAATTTTTAAGAAACAATCTGTAACAGTCCATGAAATTAATGGTATTTAATTGTTTTTCAAAGATATATTTATTCCATAAATCAATAAATTCGTCTTGAACGTCTGAATCGAGCGTAGGCTCAATTCTTCCAATAGGAATATTATTAAATAGAATTTTCATTATTCTTGACTGAATACCTTGAACTTTCCATTTCATTATAGGGCTATTAATTCTTGCCCTACCTTCATAAACCTTAGTTAGATTATCATCAAGCATATAGACAGCATCTAAAGCTTGTCGCCATGCTTCCTCATAAGACTGTCTCTGATCTTCATAAGTTTTCTTTAAACTCATAAAGTGATCTATAGCAAGATATTCATCTTGGTAAGTGTTGTAGTTTTTCAAACAAAAACCTATTTATTTAAAATAATGTTAATAGTTAGACTTAGATTAATGTTTTATGTTAATAATATATTTAAATTATATATAAGAAAAAGCAGAAAATCAAACATATTGAAAAATTTATAATTTTTAATTATAATTATAGGCATAAATTGTTGCCTTGTTCACCCTTTTTCAGGGCAACTTTTTAATATTGTATATTGGTTTTTTATACTTAGGCTTTTTGTAATCAGATAAAGAATTGATATTGTAAGAGATAAAGCAAGACAAAAACCCCTTTAGAGATTTTTTGTCTGATAAATCTATGTATTTTTTCTTATTAAACCATTTAAATAATTTCATAATTTGCCCCTTTATGTTTCTAAAAAAACAAAGTATTCACCATATTTTTTTAAAAAAAGTTTTCTTTTTAGTTTGTATGTGTCTGTCAAAGCCCCTTTTGAATCTTCAACAATATAAAAGCCGTTTTCAAGGTATACAAAATCAGCTATATAGTTAATTGGTCTTACTTTATCAGATGTTTGTTTTTTACATTCATGATGATTATTTAAAGTAAATCCTTCTAATAACTCAAAAGAGAATTGACATTGTAACTCACTTATTACATTAGCTTTTTCTAAAATAGAAAGCTCATTATAACGCCTATATTCTCTTTTTGAATCGAACCCCCCCCTTTTAACATTTTTATATTTGTTTCGCATTAAAACCTAAAATACTATCCTTATCTTTTTCTTCTCTAAGATACCTATCTTTTTCTTCGGAGGATGCATCTTGAATCTTTCCAGTATAATATATATTGCCTGTTTTAGATTCGTTTTCCCATAAAGCAAATTTTTTAGTTTCTCCATTAATATTAATATATCCGTTTATTTTTGGTTTATTCATTTTTAGCTCCTTTTTGCTTAACCGATTCAAACTTTAAAGCCTCACTTGGATTGTCTATATACTTTATTGCATATCCACAGCTTTTAACCGCTTCAAGCTTAACTTCCTCGCTTGGGTTTTTTATATACTGTATTGAGTAACCAATTTGTTTAACCGCTTCAAGTTGCATTTGTTCACTTGGATTGTCTATATGCAATATTGCATATCCAGTTTGTTTAACCGCTTCAAGTTGCATTTGTTCACTTGGTTTTTTTATATACTCTAGTGCAAATCCATGACTTTTAACCGCTTCAAGCTGAAATTCCTCACTTGGATTGTCTATATACTTTATTGCGAGACCACAGCTTTTAACCGCTTCAATTTGCATTTGTTCA